GAACAATACCGCAAAGGCATACTCCAACATGGAGTTCCCCCTGAGCATGAAACGTCAGGATGCTTTTGCTCTTGACCCGACCTGCGTCTGGCCTTCTCTGGCGGAGGCGCAGAACTACGCAAAGACGAACCCGACCGCGTACATCGGTCAGGTCCTCTCCGTGGTTGCTGATGGTACGGCTACCGCATACACCATCCAGAACGCTGACGGCGATCTCGCCCCTCTGGGCGCTGCCGCAGTTGATATTGCGACCGATTCCGAAGTGAGCGAGATGCTGAGTGAAGTATTTCCCACCGATAACACCTGATAACGATATGGAGGAATGAACGATATGGCATACAATGAGGAAAAGCTGGCCCGCCTGAAGCACCTGAAGCAGCTCGCACAGAAAGCTAAGGCTGAGAGCGACGCTGTTGTTGCTCGTGTTAAGGCTCTGGAAGATGTTGGCGCACAGGCCAACGTGCTGGAGACCATTAAGGTCAACGGCGTGGTGCAGAGCATCGAGGATAAGGCTGTGGACATCGAGGTTCCCGGCTACACTGTGGAGAAGTCTGAGAAGTCCGGCGACTATGCTGCTGTCTACCAGCTCATGAAGGATGGCGTTGCCGTTGGCGCGGCTATCAACATTCCGAAGGATATGGTGGTTAAGTCTGGCTCTGTTGTAACCAACCCCACCGGCCAGCCCAAAGGCACTTATATCAAGCTGGTTCTGGCAAATGCCACCAACGACACCCTGTACGTTGATGTCGGCGGCCTGATCGAGTACGTTACCTCCGGCTCCGCTGCGGGTGATATGGTTGTCATCGCCATTGATGAGCAGACTCATAAGGTCACCGCATCTATCACCGACGGCGCAATCACTAAGGCAAAGCTGGAGACCGAGGTGCAGACCGCCCTGAACAAGGCCCATGAGCACGCCAACAAGGCACTGCTGGACACCTACGACCAGACCAACGCCGACATCAAGGATGCCGTCAGCAAGAAGCACTCTCACGCCAATGCGGCCGAGCTGGACAAGATCGCTACCGGCGATAAGGAAAAGTGGGACGCTACCTCCACCAAGGTTGAAGGTATTGCTGAGGGCGCTACCAAGGTCGAGGCCAGCACCACCGAAGGCAATATTAAGATCAATGGCGTGGAGACCGCGGTCGTTACCATCGCCACCGACACTGAGGTCACTGAGATGCTGACCGAGGTCTTTGGCGCAACCGCCTGATAACCCATAAGTAAGAATGCAGCGGCAGGGGAATGGACTCCTGCCGCTGTTATTTTTGGAAAGGAAAGCGAACATGAGCGACAAACTCAACACGCTTGAAGCGCTTAGGCTTGCTTCTCTGAAGGCAAAGGGTTACACGGCGGAACAGATTGCAGCGTTGTCTTCTGCGATGGAAGACATCATCAAGGACATCAACGATTCACTGAAGACCTGCGAAGATCATGTACAGTCGGCTCATGCTCCTGCCAATGCGGAAGAAAACGTCATCGTTAGCATCCAGAGGAATGGGCAGGCTATCCCTCCCGACAACAAAGTCGTGAACATCGAGGTCCCGACCAAGACCTCTACGCTGGAGAACGACTCCGGCTATGCCACGACGGAAGATGTTGAGGAAAAGGTCAACGGGGCCGGGCATCTGAAAGCCGTCCCTGTCGATGCTCTCCCTGCGCCCAGTGAGGCCAACGCTGACACCATTTATTTCCTTCGTAAGAACAACAGTGAAGCTGGGAAGCAGTACAGAGCGTACAAGCTCATCCACGGCATCTTTGAGATCGTCGGCTCTGCCGAGGTGGACCTCACCAGCTATGCTACACGGGAAAGTGTGGCAAAGGCGGATGATGACCTCATCAAGGGCATCTACAACAACATGACCGCAAGCAGCGAGAAATATCTGGGCAGTGGGAACCTGCTGCTGTTCTGGACGCTTCTGAAAAGCCTGCTCAATGGCCACGAATCCAGCATCAACGACCTGCTGGCCCGCGTGAAGTTGCTGGAGCTGATTCTGAGCGCTGATGTTACCGGCAATCCATACTATGTCACCTTCAACACCCTGACGGATGTTGTGGTATCCTCTGGCATCTGGAACAAGTCGGATGGACGTATTGAATTTTAACAGGAAGGAGGAAGCGCAATGCACATACCTGAAGATGAGGCCGAGCGTCGGCGCTTGAATGAGCGTGGCCGTGAAATCCTCCGGCGGAAGAACGGCGCTGTGCGTCCGCATCGTGAGGATGGCTATGTGAACCTCCTGAACAAGTACGGAACCAAGCAGGACAACTCCGAGGCGTACAAGTTTGAACGGGAGCCGGTCATCCCTGATATGCAGCTCACCGGGCTGTATGAGGGCAACGGCCTGTTCTCCAAAATCATTGATACGCCTGCCGAGGAAGCGCTGAAACATGGTTTCGACCTGAACCTGAAAAGCGATGAGCTGAACGCCTTTGTGGAAGACGCTTTGGACGATCTCGAATGGGAGGAGAAAGCCGCCACCGCAATCAAGTGGGCGCGGCTCTACGGCGGTGCTCTTATCGTCATGCTGATCGACGATGGGCGCGGGCTGGAGGAGCCTGTTGACTGGGAACATATCCGCAGCATTGATGAGCTGCGCGTCTATGAGCGCTCCATCGTGCAGCCTGACTACGCCAGCCTGTACCAGCAGGACTACGGCGGGAAGGGCGTTGGGAACCGGGTGTCCAAGTTCGGACAGCCGGAATATTACTATGTTTCCAGCATCTACGGTTCCTTCAAGGTCCATGAGAGCCGATGTCTGGTGTTCCGCAACGGCGTTCTGCCGGAGCAGACCTCCAATGCAACCTACCTGTTCTGGGGTATGCCTGAATACGTCCGCATTCGCCGGGCGTTGCGGGAAACCGTAACAGCCCACACCGACAGCGTGAAGCTGCTGGAGCGGAGCGTACAGGCTATCTACAGCATGAAGGGCCTTGCCTCTCTGCTGACCACGGATGACGGCGAGAACCAAGTGCTGAAGCGCCTACAGCTTGTAGACACTTCCCGTGGTCTGCTGAACAGCATCGCCATTGACTCCGAGGGAGAGCAGTACGACTTCAAGACGTTTCAGTTTTCCGGTGTCAAGGATGTCATCGACGCGACCTGCAATATGCTGTCCGCGCTGACGAACATCCCCCAGACGATTTTGTTTGGCCGCTCACCGGCCGGCATGAATGCCACCGGCGACAGCGACTTCGAGAGCTACTACAACTTCGTGGAGAAGATTCAGCGCTTGATGCTGAAGCGCAACCTCCGAACGCTGTTGGATGTTGTGTTCCGTGCAGGCATTGCCTCTGGTGACGTGACGGAGGAACCCGACTATAAGCTGGAGTTCAACCCGCTGTGGAGCCTGAGTGACACGGAACAGGCCACGGTTGACCAAACCAAGGCCCAGACGGCTCTGGTCAAAGCCCAGACTGCGCAGGCATACGTCGATATGCAGGCCCTTGACCCCACCGAGGTACGCCGCCGCCTTGCATCCGATGAGGAGTTTGATGTCGAGGACATCATCTCCGAGGATGATGAGGATGATCTGGTGCAGTCCTTGCTGGGTACGGGGCCGAGCGCCATGAGCGACGTGGAAGCCGCTCAGAAGAACCTTGAGCAGGGGCAGGCGCCGGGTGGCGAGGAACAGAGCGCTGCCGCAGCACCTACGGCCACTCCGCCGACCACCAATACCGATGCCGCTGACACTGACCGTGGTGTCGGCGTTCTTGTCGTGCAGGATGGCCGGTTCCTTTGCGGCACTCGCCTGAAGGACGGCTCCATTGGTGGACCGGGCGGGCACATCGAGGCAGGGGAATCCCCGGAAGATACAGCTATCCGCGAAACGCAGGAGGAGTTCGGCATCACGCCGAAAGACCTTATGCCGGTAGCCTTCCTGAGCGACCTGAAACCGCCGTACTGCCCGTCCCATGTGTTCCTCTGCACGGATTTTGATGGCAGCATCCAGTGCGCTGATGGCGAGATGTCCTCTCCGGGGTTCATCACCGCCGAAAAGGTGGCCGAGCTGTCCACTCAGAACCACGAACGCTTGTTCCCGCCGTTTGCCCAGAGCGTCACCGCTCTGCTCGACGTTTTATCGTCAAATCCCGGTTTGACATCGGAAGCACAAAATGCTAAGATGAAAGATAGGATGGACTTCAACGAAGCCGACCACCCACGGGATGAAAACGGGCAGTTCTCAGAGAGCGAGGGCAGCAGCTCTGGCTCCGTCGAAAGCGGGCCTGCGGTATCTCCCGAAGGCGAAAATGCTCCCTGCACAGGGTTCGCTTCTTCTGCAAGGCTTGAAGATCATGCCACCCGCCACGGGTTGGCTGAGATGGGCTGTGCGACGAAGGAGGAATACCAGCAGAAGGGCATCGACTTTCTGAAGCAGCCTTGTGACGGTGATGTTGTTGGTTATGCTCGGCCTGATGGCGTAGTCGTTCGTTTCAACACCAAAACGACGGAGTATGCAACCGGCGTTCCCGGTGGACCGCTCAAAACCTACATGAAGGCCAAGTGCAACCGAAAGACCGGCGAGGCACGGCCTGAAGCCGCCATGAAGTATTACGAGTTCAACAGGGAAAAAGACCTGAAGGAGGAAGACGATGAGCAAGGCAGTTAAATGCCCGGTATGCGGGCAGACCGAACTTGTCGATGACGGCGATGTCTGCGATGTCTGCAAGTGGTTCCACGACCGCTATCAGGAGGAGTTTCCTGATGAAGAAGACTGCGAGAACCGCATGAGCCTGAACCGAGCCCGCGCGGCATGGGCTGCTGGAAAGCAGGTGGAGTGAGCATGGATAATTTCAGAGTCATCTACCGCATTCTGCGGTATCTGGAAAAGGCGCTGGATTACGATGAACCCAATATGGACTGCATCTCTGCGAAGGCGCTGAAGCTCTCTGACCAGCGTTGGGTGGCGCTGATGGAGATGCTTTCCAAGGAGGGCTACATCGACGGCTTCTCAGTACAGAGGACCGTGGATGGCAGTATCCTTATCTCCAGCTCCACGCCGCGTATCACGCTGAAAGGACTGGAGTACCTGCAAGAAAACTCTCTGATGAAAAAAGCCGCCGAGCTTGCGAAAGGCGTCGCTGACATCATCACCTAAGAACCGAATAACGTGCAGCAAAGAGCGATGGGAAACCACCGCTCTTTTTCTTTGTCCGAATTTTCCATCTCAAAACGGAACGGAGATAGATCATGAACAAGGTCACGATTTTCAAGTACGAGGAAAACAAGCTGGTGCGCACCATGAATGTCAGCGGCGAGCCGTGGTTTGTCCTGAAGGACGTGTGCGATGTGCTGGGCCTCAGCACCCCGGCGAGGGTGGCCGAACGGCTTGATTCCGATGAAGTGAGTCAGGCTCACCTCATCGACAGCATGGGCCGCAGTCAGGAAATGACCATCATCAGCGAGTCCGGCCTGTACAACGTCATCCTGCGCAGCGATAAGCCGGAGGCCAAACCCTTCCGCAAGTGGGTCACAGCTGTGGTGCTGCCCAGCATCCGCAAGAACGGCGGCTACATTGCCGGGCAGGAGGAGCTTTCCCCGCAGGAGCTTATGGCAAAGGCCCTACTGGTCGCGCAGAAGACCCTGACTGACCGCGATGCCCGCATCAAGGAGCTGACGGCGCAGAACCAGATCATGCAGCCGAAGGCCGAGTATTTTGACGAGCTGGTGGCCCGGAACCTGCTGACCAACTTCCGCGAAACCGCCAAGGAGCTGGGCATCAAGGAGAAGGACTTCATCGGCTGGCTGCTCGACCATAAGTACGTCTACCGTGACCAGAAGAACAAGCTGATGCCGTATGCGGCAAAGAACAACGGTCTGTTCGAGGTGAAAGAGGGCAAGGGCCGGCACAACGACTGGGCCGGAACCCAGACGCTCATCACCCCGAAGGGCCGTGAAACCTTCCGCCTGCTGTGTAAGGAACCGCCTGTTTTACCGCGGTTCGCCGCATTGTAAACCGGCATCAAGGCGATTGTAAACCAAAAAAGAACCGCTTTTCCACCGCAATCACCGAAATAGTCGTAAAACGCAGGCCCGAAATTTGCCTATTCTTAGAATAAATTCAATCAAATTTGGATAAATATTCAAAAATGGCCGAAAACAGGCCAAAATCCGCAGGAACGTCCACCGGACAATCCGGCGGAGCGTCCGACTATAACCGTACCTTACCCAACCAAACCGTAACCTGTTGTCAAATTTTCACTT